TAGTTAGCCATATCCTTAAATGAATCTTCAAGTGACTCGTGTTCAGGTGATGCACCACTATCAACTAGGTTGTTGATGCGTGCTAACTTATCGTGCATACGCACACGCAGTCCATTGATAGCACCGCCAGGGGCAAGGGATATATTCTTTGGACCATAGTCTTTGTGCTTACTCAATAGTAACTTAGAAAGTTCCTGACTTAAGTTAGAAAGATTTACTTCGAGGTGGAGTTCGCGTGCAACAGAGGAATCTTTAGGCTGACTATCAGGAAGGAACCTTCCTTGGAGTATGTTGATACCTTCAGACCTTGATTCACTAGATGATTTATAATCTGCCATATCTCTTCACGCTCCGCCTTCGTCGTCATTGTTGTCCGTTTCTAATAGTCGTGTTAAGTTCTTGTCAAAGTCCACGAGTGCTGACTTGACTACCATATCCTCAACAAGTTCATCTACTAGGTCGTAACCATTCTCACTAGCGAATAGTGTAACATAGGTAGATTGCGTGATAAGTTTTATCTGGTTGGGTTCATCAGCGTGGTTAAACATAAACCTTAGTAGTGACCCTAGCAGAAGTTTGTATCCATTGGGTAGTATGTAGTACGGGTCGAACTCTTCACCCTCTTCAAAGTAATGGTCCACTAATTGAAATGAATCTTCAAATTGCAAATGACAATCGTGGCAATAGTTATGTGGGTCTATCTCGTCTTTCACTCGATACCAATCTTTTCCAGAATGAAATCTTTACCGTGTGATACAAACGCCGAATTGACATCTGCTCCATCACCGAATCCAACCACAGTAACTGGTAGTTCACGTGCTAGAGAGTTGGCAAACTCACGCCCTGGCGCATCGCCGTCAGCAAAAACAAAGACTCTTTCAAAGTCAGCGAGCAATCGTGTGTAGTGTTTCTTCCAACTGTTCGCACCTGGTACACCGACACAAGGAAAGCCAACACAGCGGGACATAGTAAGGGTATCAAGTTCACCTTCGCATACCCCAATCCAATCACCTGCACGTTGCACATCTATCACGTTATACATACGAGTCTCTGCTCCCACCATACCCATATACTTGGGTTCAACTGCAGGGTTAAGACTTCTAAATCTTATGTCAACAACACCAGTCTTAGTGATGTAAGGGATTGATAAACGTCCAGTGTATTGCTCGTGACCTGTATCAGGTTCCGCGACTACGCCTAATTGAGCCAACCGTGCTACCTCCAGAGGTATTCCCCTGCTTGCTAGGTAATCTTCTGCCAGATGAATACTTTCCGCGTACTTGTGTGCTGACTTGCCCAGTAATTCCTTTTGCAAAACGTTTTGCCTCATTGAAGTTCAACCCTTCTTGACGCACGATGATTTGAATACTATTTCCCTGGACACCACAAGCGAAGCAAATGAAGATGTTCTTATCAAGGTTCGCCGTACCACTTTGGTGTGAGTCACCGTGAAAGGGACACCTAAGATTGACTTGTCCGTGAGTACTGCGTATGGTTGCCCCGTAGTGTTCAAGGATTGCTTTGATAGAGGGCAGGTCGTTGTCAATTTTTATCACCGTACCCTGCTTCCCGTAGTAGCCACACTAAATCTTCTGTTCTCATTAATGAAACCCAATCACCTATTGACTTCTCGCCCTGTCCATTGAGTCTTAAGACAACAACACCAAGGTCGCCTTTGGCTCTATCTTTTAACTGTGCTATTGCTGCTGCTGGATTGAAACCAGTGCGTGCTTTTACTTCAAAGTCTATACCCACACAGCCAGTAATATCGCTACCACTACGACCAGCACCTGTAGATTCCGCAAATGGGAATCCGTTGTCAGCAAGGTAGTTAGCCAGGACTTTTTGGCTTCGGTATCCACGATGCTTTCTGCTTTGTGATGCCAATTACGTAGCACTCTTATCCCTATGCAATGCTTTAATTGCTAGAGCCAAACCAGCATTAACACCATCAAGATACTCGGTAGTATTATCAACCTTAAGTGCTGTAATCTTTTCAATTAATTTTTTAATTTCATTATCAATTGAAAAGACAACGAACTGACGCATCTCTTGAGTCATATCATCTTCTTCTTCTCTAAGCATTATCCACCGTTCTCTGGTATGTCATCAATGAACATATACTCAGGATTAAATGCCAGCCAACACATTAGGTTAGCGTTAGCATCAGCCCTTCCGTATCTATTCTTTACTGGTGAGACAGCCATTGAGGTTCCCACTACCCCTAGTGTACATATAAGTGCAGGAATTTGTGCGACCTTGCCCTGTAATGCAGAGCGTGGCTGTGTCGGATTTCCCTGTACCCCTTCGGATGTATGGTGTAAGACAATGACTGCTGCATTAGTAAGACGGGCTAAGTACTTTAACTCTTTCATTACTGCTCGCATAGATGCAAACTCTTCGCCACCATCAGTGGCTACGTCCATCAGGTTGTCGATGAAGATTGCCTGAGGTGGGCAACCCCATAGTTCTTCAAAGGCTTCGACCTCTTCGTTAATATCTAACAGAGTGGGGCTGGATTCAAATGACCACACAATGTGGGCTGACTTCTGGAGTACCGCCTTAGCCCAGTTAGTATCCTTGTCCATCAGGTGCTCAACATCGGTCTGATTCTTGCCACTAATCATTGACGCTAGGCGCATAGCCATAGTGTGTGAGTTGGTATCTGCTGATACATACAGGGTAGGAACCTGCATCTTAAGGGCTAGACCAAGGGCTAACGTAGACTTGCCTACACCAGGCACACCAGCAAACATTGATACTTCAGAGCGTCGACAAACAATCTTGTTGGTATTAAATGTTTTGAATACTGCGGGTAAAGGTTCACCGCCTATGTCGGAACGTCCTACCGAACGGACAAGTGTTCTCACTTATATATACCTTGAACAATATTTATTGCTTGCTGTAATGCTAATGTAATATCGCACATAGGACCGTGTGGCATATGGGATTGAATCTCTTTTACTATTTGCTCACGTTGTTCTTGTAGATGTATTGCTAAAGTCTTTTCCATTCCTGTCTCCTGTCTTAAGTTGGAAGAGGGATAGTCATCTTCCCCTGAATGACCACCCCTCCGCCAATTCTTACTCTAGCATTTGCTGTTGGATTAGCCGTTGGTTGGAGCGCACTGTTCCATCCCCTGAGGTTGTGGACAAACCCACATTGCGTACTGCTTGCCGTTCTTCTTCGATACTCCCGATAGGAACTTGCGACTGCCGTGCACGCAGGTCGGTGACGATAGACCCGTAGCGGATGGAGCCACTGTCGGGGCGGGTGCGGAGGTAGCCCAAGGAGGCGTGTCTACTGTTGAAGTAGTGGTTGCCAAAGGGGATAGGGTGTACGCACCAGCAATCATCTTGCTAGTTGCAGCAATCTGTGTTGAATAATCAGTGATGCCCTCTAGCAATACGCTGAGTTCATCTGCTGATGTTGCGCGGATATTAATCAAGTCACCATTCGGAGTCTTAACTGATACCTGTAACTTCCAGTTTTCTTCTGACATTATTTATCCTTCTTCGTAAATTGGCAATGTGCTGTGAGTCCACAGTAATTGCACGATTGTAGGTTCGGTAGAAATATACCAGCCTTTCGAGCCTTGTCAAAGCCATCGACAAAGTATTCCAGCGTGTCCTTTGTATATCTACTTAGGTCAATCATCTCTCCTGTCCCCGATTCACGAGACATCCAGTAGTTTCCTAGATTGACTTCAACACCTAACATCATCTCAACTCCTACTTTGTAGAAGCCAAGTTGTAAGTCAGATGCTGGTCGTCTTGCTGATGTCTTAAGGTCGACAATCACAAGTTGTCCGTTAACCTCAAAGATTCTATCGATGAACATCTTCACTGGTATACCAGCAATGTTCGGGTTTAACTCCAACTCGATGGCACGTACACCTTGTGGAGTTGTCCAGATTTTCCAATCAGGATTGTTCTTGCGCCAAATGATGTAGTCATCTACCCACTTGGAACCTTGTTCATACCACCACTCCCCATTTTCCTTGCCAGGGTTGGCTTTCGTGGCACGTCCTGCTACTCGCGCCTTTGTAAAATCAAGCCCATCAATCTCTTTAATCCAAGCGTCGTGCCAGTATGTGTTAACCATTTTCTAGGTCCCACGTTTCTGCTGCTAGGTGAAATGCTCGCCCACCTGCTGACCACACGGATGGTTCTTCTTCTACCTTGAGCAGTCGACCTAGGTAATACTGATAACCACAGGTCAAGTATGTAGTAAAGGCTGAGTAACTGATGTGCTCTGGTAGTTCATAGGTATCTAGTTTAATCATTGTCATCAACTACTGACAGTACATAAACCATATCTTCTTGCAGTTCTTCTACTGCCATACGCAATTCGTGAAATGCAACTGATAGTTCAACGATTAAATCGTCAACAGTTACATACTCTTGCTTCTTAAAGAAGTTCATCTTATCCCCTGTCTCTAGTTAGATAGTCCTCCTTCAGAGGACAGGAGTGACTCAATGAAGGAGAACTATCTAATACTTAGATTATCATATTAAATTATTATTGTCAAATATTAAATCAGATTACCCTCGGCAATCTGATTTTAGGAATACCCCCCTACCCCCCATAAATAAAATTTATAGTTGGTAGAGAAGCGGTTCCCTCGTGTAATCTTCATTTGAGGTAACCCCCCCACTCTTGCGAGTAGATAAACCATAGCATAATTGTGGCATAAAAAAAGAACCCCACCACCTCGGCGTGTTGCCAAGATGATGGGGTCTTAAGACTTAGGTTACTTAGAACCCTTGCCGAACTCAGTTGCCTTTGGGTCTAATGCCTTGAGCACTGGACCTGCA